TGTTCGATATGCTCAAGAAACTGCCTGGGATGGACAAGGCAACAGAGATCCTTAAGAAGAAAGGTATTGCTAGTTTTGGTGATGTTGCAACAGCAGGTTCTAAGTTAGGAAAAAGAGCAGCAGCAATTCTTCCTGTTGTTGGTGGAATTGTAAACCTTGCATTTGCTTATGATAGGGCAGCAAATGGCGACTCTATTGGTGCATTGATTGAAGGTACTTCTGGTATCTTAGATGTTGCTGGTCTTGCTACAGCAGGTGCTGGTAACGTAGCATCAATGCTTCTTGACGGATATATGTTCGTTCGTGATTTTGTTCCTCAATTGCAAGAGGGAGAAGAAGGAGTTGTTGATGCTATCGGTGCAAGAGGATTAAAAACTGATATTGATAAGGTATTATCAAAACTGCCTAATATTGGTGAGATTATTAATACCCTTATGGGTAAAGCGAAGGAAGATGAAGGACAAGAAGTTCCTGAACAAGAGATGTTCCTTGGTGGTGTAGTTAAGAGTGTTGGTAATGCCATCAAAGGAGTTACAGGTGGTATTGGTAAGGCAGTTAGTGGTGTTATGCAAAGTCCTATTGGACAAGTGCTTGGAACTGCTGCATCGTTTATTCCTGGTGCTGCACCTATCATGGCAGGCATTAATACACTTGCCACGGGCAATCCTATGGCAATGTTAGGAATGATTCCTGGTATGGGTGGGATCATGGGTAAGGTTGGTGAGTTTATGTCAGGACCTATAGGTCAAATTGCTTCTAATGTATTAACTGGAAACTTTGGAGGTGCTTTGAGTACTGGACTTGGGATGCTTAGTCCTTCTTTAGGAGGATTTGCCAATTCTGTATTGAAAGGTGGATTGAATCCTATGAATATGATTCAAGGTGCTGCAACTCACTTTGGACTTGGTGGACTTTATAATGCAGTTACTGGTGCGATGGGTGGAGATATGATGTCTGCTATGGCAGATATAGCAGGACAGATAGGAGTTGATCCTAAAGTTATTGGTGGGGTTAAAGATGTAGCATCTCAAGCATTGTCTGAAGGTGGTATATCCGCTGAATATGCTATGAATCAGGCGTTAGACTTTATTCCTATTCCCGTTATTCTTGAGAAGTTGGTTCCTATTCCTACTGCTGTTCCCATAAATAATGGTGGTGGTGAAGTAGTTAAAGCGACTCCTTCTAGCATAACGACGAGATCACAATAATGGCAACTGTACAAAAAAGTTCAAAAATTAATTTTTATAAGTTCGTACAGGTCAAAGATCCCTCGGGCAGTGCTGATCCTGACGTAAAAAAATCTGATATTGTTTTAGCGAAGTCAATAAACACGAATACTCGTGCAATCAACAACCTAGGAGAGACTGTAAATTCTCTCGGCAAAGTTCTTGTAGATCTTAAAAAAGTTAGTCTTAGTAACTTAGAAGCACAAAAAAAGGATAAAACTCAATTTAAACCAGAATTTACAACACCAAAGAAGGAAAAGAAACAAGGTGGTCTTGTATCTGGTGTCTTATCAAAAAGTGGAAGTTTTCTAGAAGGACTTCTTGGTTTATTTGGTAATCTGTTTAAAATAGCAGTTGTCATTCCAGTTCTTAAATGGTTAAGTGATCCGAAAAATCAAGATACAATTGTAAAAATCTTAGACGTCATTAAGACTGTTGTTCAATTTATTTTTGATTGGGCAAAATGGAGTATCACAACTACCATCGATGGTCTCTATGATTTACTTAAAGATGATGCGACTTGGCAAGAGAGACTTTTAGGATTTGGTAAAGCAATTGTTGGAATTGGTTCGATTGTATTAGGTATTAGGTACTTAAAGAATCCAACTAAGATTATTACTGATATTGCGAAGGGTGTTCGTGCTCTGATTAAGTTTGTCACTCGTGGCGGTGGACGAGGTGGTGGTGGTCTCCCTGGTAGACGAGGTGGTAGAAGGGGCGGTGCTTTAGGAAAAATTCTGCTTGGTACTGCAATAGCAGGGGGGACAATGATTGGTCTCAATGCATTAAATAATAAAGACGAAGAGAAATCCCAAGGAGGTTCAGTCAAGAATCTTCCAAGTAGATCACAAGGAGGATGGATTAGTGGACCACAATCAGGATACAAGGTATCTTTGGACGGGGGGAGATCAACCTCGTTCATCGGACATGGAACTGAGTATGTTGCTAGAAAGAGCAATGGGGGAGCTTTCGTCGTTCCTTTTAATACTCCTGGAACAAAAACGCAACCTCACTTAACTCAGAAGAGACTTGGTGAAGCAAGAAGTCAGGGATATAAAGTTCCTGGTAGATCTCAAGGAGGAAAAGTTCCTGAGATGGCTCTTGGTGGTGCGATGGGTGCTGTAGGAAATTGGTGGAACAGTCTCACTGGTGGTGGTGGAAAACCAAAAACAACTACAACCGAACCTGTATCGAAGAAGGGGCAAGAAGAAAAACCAGTTATAGGTGCTGGTTTACAGGCAGTTGCTGCTGGTGGTAAATGGGCATTAGATAAAGGTTTTACTGTTGCCGAGCATCCAAACTTTAGAAAGAATAATCATAGTGGTAGTGGTCCTAATAGAGGAGTTGGATTTAATAAAAATGGTGGTGAAGCAGTTGGTGGGCATAGTTCTGGTAGTCTTCATTATAAAGGTTTAGCAATTGATATTACTGATTGGAGAGCTGGTGCTTGGAAAGCAAGAACTGCACAATTAGCAGAGGAAGCATATCAACTTCGCGATAAAATGAAACTATCCCAAATCATCACTGATGGATGGGGATCATGGTTTAAAGGTGGTGGTAAGACTGGACCTGGAAATACAGGACACCCAACTCACTTACATCTAGGTTTCTTAGATGGTATTAGTTCAGGTATTCAAGGTGGCAGCGGTAATACTAATATGCCTGCTGCAGCAGGGGGTTATGGTGCTATTCTCGATCTTATTGGTAAGAGAGAATCTGATAGTGTTGGAGGATATAACGCAGTTAATCAGGGTGGTGCTGATGGTGGCCACACTGCTCTTGGATACAGTGGAGACTATAGAAAGGCACCATTTAATCCATCTGGTAAAGAACTAACTTCTATGACCGTTCAGGAGGTCATGGACAAGCAATATGATGATGGAACCATGAGTGATGCTCAGTGGAAATCATCTGGTAAGTTACATGCTGTCGGTCGTTATCAGTTTATTGGAAGTACTTTAAAGGGTTTAGTTGACCAAGGTGTTGTTAATAAAACAGATCAGTTCTCACCAGAAACTCAAAATAAACTCGGTGTTGCTTTAGTGAAACAGACTGGAGGTAACGTATCTACATTGAAGAGTACCTGGATTGGATTGCAACATGAAAGTGATGCTGCTGTTTCTGCAGCAATGAAAGCAGGTGGTGCTACTACCAGTGGAGGATTTGGTGCTGGTTCTGGTACTATGAGTTCTAGTAATAGCAGCAGTAGCAGTTCTTCTTCTGGAAGTATGGGGAATATGATTCTCGGTGGTCCAACGACAAGTGTTAAAGGTGGAAGAACTAAAACTGCAGCACCACAACGCGATGCAGAGATTAAAGCACGGGGCAGACGAGGCAGTCTTTCGAGATCAACTGAAGAACGTAATGAAGCAAGGGAGAGAATAAATGAAAGAACACGCGAGATGGTTGGTGCTGTCATAGAACAAGTTGGCCAATCAAATGGTATGAACTCTCAGATGGTTGCACAGGCACAGCAAGCGGTCCAGATGGCAATACAAGCAGGACAAAGGAAAGGACCTCCTGTAGTGGTCGGTAGTCGCGGTGGAGGCGGAGGAGGAGGTGCTGGTGGCGGCGGTGTGAACATTGGTGGTGCTCTCGTCGGAACTGCTGCTGCTCTTCTTGGTTCTACTAATAATCCTCTCAGAGGTATTTTCAAATGACAATTTTTAGAGAAAATCCTGGTGATGTAGAAATCTCCGTATCCATCTTTCGCGATGGTGAAAAATTAAAGACTCCTAATGGTCAATATGACATCAAAGATTTTGTTAGGGGATTCCAGATATATGAATCTATTACTTCCTCTACAATGGAAGCAAAACTTGTTATTGAAGATTCTGCTGGTTTGGTTAATACCTTCACAGGATCTGAACTTTTTAAAGTACAGATTGTAGGAAGTATCATTGATCGAACATTTTTTATGCGTTCATATAATATCCTATCTCGTTCTAGAACAAATCAAGATACTGACGTATATGTTATCAACTTAGCATCAGATGAGTTTATTAAGAATGAAGCAGTAAACATATTTGGTATGACTGATGTTATCTTTAAGAATAAAACTGAAACTTCTCAGATTGTTGAAGATATATTAAAGAGTAGCAGATATATTGGGACTAGAAAAAGACTGTATCTAGAAGAAACATTAAATGACCATAAATTTATCATTCCTAACTGGAGACCATTTGATGCAATCTACTGGATGACTGAGAGATCTATTCGTAAATCAGCAGGTACTTCATTGCAGAATGGATTTGCATTTTTTGAGAATGCATTAGGATATCATTACAAGTCTATCGATAAGATGATTGATGATGCAAATGCCATGAAGGATAATGAAGAAACTAATATCAATACTGGACAACCAAGATTGTATAGGTATACTCAAGCACCAAAAAATATAGCAGATGATGGTGCTGCAGACCAATATAGAATTAATGCTGTAGTTTTTCCTGAAGAGAAGAACTTTTTGATGGGATTACGTCATGGTACATGGTCTGGTTATAGTATTGGATTTGACCCAACTACCATTACACAATCTAAAATGGGTATTAGTACAGACATCTCTGTAGATGCTCATTATTATAATATCAACACATACTGGAATAGTATGTCTCACTTGAAAGACGGTGGTAATAAGAATATTATTAATTCTATGGATCAGGGAATTCAGAAATTAATTGAGTATCCAAAGAGAGTTAGATACACAATTCTTCCGAATCAAATTTTTGATCAAAGATTTGAAGATAATCCTCAAAAAAATTATGAGTCACTCGTAGAACTCCAGGCATACCAATGGATGAGGATTGAAAGTCTAAAGACTATCAAACTACAAATAACTATTCCAGGAAATATGGATTTGTATGTTGGTTCAGGAATTGATATCATCATTCCTACCTCAGCAAAATCTGGAAAGACACCTAAAGTAGACCGTAGATATAGTGGTAGATATCTAATTGCTAGCTTGACTCATGATACTAATGGCGTTAACATGACTACGGAATTGCTTTTAATGAAGGATTCCACCATATAAATCAAATAAATAATTATTACAAAAGGAGGATACATGGAAAGTATCGAGAAGCATATTGCTGTCGATAAAGAGATTCTAGACAGTCCGTCTACATCTCCACAGCAACGACGTCACATTGAAGGCGAGTTGCATGAGTTAGAAGAGTATGTAGAGCATCACAAAAAAGAAATTGAAGCTGGCGATCATCACGATCCTAGTTACTTAGAACTTTTCTGTGATCAAAATCCATCTGAACCTGAGTGTTTAGTTTACGAGGATTGACTTGACAGGGGAGTGAATTTCTTTTAGAATAACCATGTAAGGGTTCAGAGATTGTTATGGCTAAATTTGAAGACTATATCTTAGGTCATTGGGAAAATCGCCACCAAGCACAATCTGATCCATGCAATTGGGTTTCTGTAGAGATCACTTGGAAACGTCATGATGATGGATTTCAATCTACAAATTTCAAGAGACGAGAAGGGCCAGAGTCTCCTTATCGTCAGAAGAATCACAGGATAGTTGTATTGTCCGAAACCGAAGTGTTAGTAGAGAACTATCACTTGGACTGGACAAGACACGAAGATTGTGATATGATATTTAAGTTCGATGGCAATGCTTGGCACGGTCAACTTGCTGGAGATAAATGTAGAGGTTATAGGGGAGACCGTGTAATTTCTGAAATACACGTCTATAAAGACAAACTACATACTTGTGACCAAGGAAGAGACTTGGAAACAGGTGAACTTATGTGGGGTAGTACAGAACTGTATCGCTTCACTAGGAAGCCCGAATAGCTCAGAGGTAGAGCACCTCCTTTACACGGAGATTGTCGGGGGTTCGATCCCCTCTTCGGGCATGTTCAATTTATTATCATGAACAACAAACTTATTAATGCATTCTTGACACTCGGACTTTTGGGGTCTATTAGTCCTGCCATGGCAGAACCCATCAAAGAAACCGAATACAAAACTATGCACTCCATGGGATGTATGCTCCTTGGTGAATGCACTGATGATGTAGAGAAAGTATACTCAATGCTTGACATCTCGTCACAATATGATAACACTGAAGCATTTACTGGTGTTACTGGTGAGTTTCATAACATTCTACACTCACTGAATCAAATTGGAGTTAATGTATTCCTTGCTGATGAGAAGTATTTCCCTAAAATGCATCGTGGTGTATATCACACGGTAAGCAATAACTTCTTTTTGAATAAGGAGTTTATGGGTGATCCTGCTACACTCATGATGGTTATGCGTCATGAAGGATGGCACGCTGCACAAGATTGTATGGCAGGTACGATTGATAATAGTTTGATTGCTATCATCAAACCTGAAGATGAAGTACCTATGATCTGGAAGGTACTAGTAGAGCGTACATATCCTAAGTCTGCTGTACCTTGGGAAGCAGAAGCACAGTGGGCAGGTAGAACAGAGAATATGACTATGGATGCTCTTGCAGCGTGTGCTGGTGGTAATATGTGGGAAGTATATGAACCAACTCCTTTGACTCGTAAGTATCTTGTAGACTTCGGTTATATTCGCGAATAAATAAATCGTAAAGGTAAAAAGATAACATGTCTATTGATGGTATCATTAATGAACCCACTATCAATTTTGTTGGTAAAGACGGATTCTTTTGGTGGGTTGGCGAAGTAGAAGATAATACCGACCCTATGGAACTTGGACGAGTGAAAGTCCGAGTTCTGGGATACTACACCAATGTAAGAGGTGGAACAACTGCTGATCTTCCTACAGAAGCATTACCTTGGGCAACTGTACTACAGCATACGTCTCAACCAGGTAATGATGGTCAGGGTGAAAGTTCTGGACAGTTGCAACCAGGTGCAATTGTTATGGGTTTCTTCATGGATGGAGAAAACGCTCAAATGCCTATTGTTATGGGTGTTATGCGTGTTAACAAATCTCCTGAAACTAATACCAAGAATGTCTTTGCTTTTACAGGCGAAACTATGGAACCAGGTAGCACTGGTCATGTAAATCCAGTCTTATATCATCCTGCAGATCCAACTTATAGTGTAGTTAACGAGAGAGGTAACGCAGGAAATAAACAAAGAGGTAACGACGGTAATAACAGTGTTCCTATTCCTGGTGGAACAAAAACAACACAGGTTGCTGGTAAAGGAGCACCAGCAGGTAGAACTATTGGTTCTTACACTGCTGGTAGTTCTGGTAATCCTCATAAACCAAAGACTGTAAGTAAACCTCTTCCTGCTGCAAATGGTGTTGGTGGACCTTGGAAAACGTTAGAGTACCAACTATCATATCTCGTAGAAGATATTGCGTCTCATGCAGGTAACCTAGTTAAAGCAGAAGATGGCGACTTCTTAAATATTGTTACTGGCAAACTCGTTAGTGCAAAAGCACTAATGGCAAAGATGCAAAACTTTTTAGGTGCTGTATTCGCTCAAATTGTTTCTGCAATTAGGCAACAGATTAGTGCTCTTGCTGAACAACTAGAGTTAGTGAATCTCTTAGGTTCAATTGGTGCGGGTATTCCTTTTGCTCTTACGACAGTAATTCAGACAGCAGTTGTTACTATCCTGAAAGCATTGTGTGCAGTCGATAATCAATTGATTGGCATGATTCAGGATCCTATTGGAGCATTGACTTCACAGTTAGATTCATTTTTGGATGGTCTGATTGATAAGGCAGCATTGGTTGTACAAGGTGTTCAGGATGTTGTTAACAGCATTGTCTGTAGTGTACAGTCAGTTCTTTCTACTATGCTGTCTGTAGTTGATACTGTAAAGACTATCGTAAGCGGATATGAGCAAGCAACTGAAATCATTGATGCATGGCAACAAGGTTCTGAAATTTTTGCTGCAGGATTTGATGGTCTTTTGAATGGTATTACAAGTATCACAGGTCTTATTAAGTTATTCATTAAGTTTATTCCTACTCCTTGTGGTAGAAGTGCTGATGGTGGTAAAGATACTGTTGGTTGGTATCCTTTATATGGTGTAACTCATTGTACTGAGGAAGAACTTGAGAGTATTCAAAAGATCATGGGTACTGATAGGGGGAGAAAATCTTGTGGAGATGCTTTTGGTGCTGGTAGTCTTATAGATTCTATCTTAGAAGATGCAGATCCATATCTAGTTGCCGCGACAACATTTTTAGATGGTGCGTCTGAACTTCATATCGGTACTCCTGGTCGTCAAGCAACAGTATCAAAAAGAGCAAATGGTACTACGCATATTTCCACAAATATTAATCAGACCGAGGCAGCAAGAAGAAATGCACAAGATCAATTTCAGAGAAAGAACCCTGATGCAACAGAGGAAGAAATACAAAAAGCAGTAAAACAATTTGAAAAAGATAATAACTCTGGTAAAGGAAATACTGGTTCATTAGTTGCTGATGACGTCAGTTATGCGGGCAACTTAACAGCATCAGTTGCTGGTGATGATTGTAAAATTATCGATAATGATTACGTTAGAACTATTAATGGGGATTATTTCTTAAAAGTTACTGGCAATTGCCATCTTGAAGTTGGTGGGGGATTCTTCTTGTCTGCTGAAGGTGGTCCCCGAATGGTAGATAAGAACGGTGAAAGTAATGGATCAGGACAAAGTATTCAGAAACATACTATGCGGTTTGGTTCTGACCTTGATGTGAATGTTACTGGTGCTAGATTGAATCTACAGTCAGCAGAAATGGATCTACATGCAAATAAGCATCAAATTTCTGGTGGGGTTCTGGATAATAGTTGTTCTAAACAAACATATGCTGCTGGTGAACTTACGCTAGCAGGGGACAGTACAATCAATATGTCCACAACACACTTAACACAGTTGATTAATACTCCACCCAATCCATTGGCAGCAAAGGTTGGTATTACTACTGTATGTGCAGGATCTATTATTACGACACAGACTCCTGGAGCATTGAATGGTGTTGATACTGTTCCTACCAACTCGATTATCATCGCAGCAGGAACGATCACTAGACAGTGTGGAGCAGCAGGATATAATCTAAATATTGGTGCTGGCGCATATGTTTGTAATGTTGGTGCTGGTGCATGGACTACAACAGTTGGAGCAGGTGCTGCGACCCTTACTGCTACCGCTGGTGCCATGGCATTAACTGCTGCTGCTGGCATTATGCAACTGACTGCTCTGACAATCAAACTGAACTGACCCTTGACATCCTGCCTCAGACCTGCTATACTACATAGGTACTGAAGAGACCAACATGGACTCCCTCTCACACATCTTCGTAAACTTCTCCAAACGTAAAATGACTCTGGTTGATGACGAAGGATATGAGAAAGATGTTCAATGGAAATTCGATGACGAAGGTTCAGAAGGATTTGCCGAAACAATCTCTGAAGTTCAGGAGATTATTGATAACGACTTGATTACCTATTGCTTTGCTGTACAATGATTGGACCGATTGGTGTTACGCTAGAACAAGCAGAAGATAACTTTGAGTTTCTCTTAGATCTCACAGATAATCAACGTGTTTGTTGGAAGATTACTCGTCCTGACGGTAAATCTGTAATGATGGTTCCTGTCAACGAGGTTTCGCCAGTTCCAGACGAAATTCAAACTCAAGTGGAAGAATTCCAAAAACAATTCCTGGAACAAAATGAAGATAGTTGATAACTTTCTTGCTGAGGATGACTTTAGAATACTTGAGATGACTATCATGAACACTCATGATAAAGAATTTCCCTTCTACATTCAAAAAAGTGTTGCTCACAGCAGTGAAAAAACAGAACCATGGTCATGGATGGGAACACATATGATTTACCATCAACTTGAACCTAAGAGTCCTTTCTTTGGTATTATGAGTCATATGTTTCTGAGTAAGATTCAGATGCGTTCTCTACTTAGAATCAAAGCAAATTTTTTCCCTTGGACACCTGAAGTAAAAACACACCCATTTCACGTTGATTATACATTTAAAAACATGGGTGCAGTATTTTCTATCAATACATGTGATGGATACACATTATTTGAAGATGGAACTAAGGTAGATAGTGTAGCAAATCGAATGATGTTTTTCGATCCCCAAGTTAAACACAGTTCTTCTACAACAACCAATGCCCATGGCAGATTCAATATTAATTTTAATTTCTTATGAGACCTGAAACTCGCGAATCAATGGAAAACCTTTGGTCCGCTAAATGGAACTTACCAAAGGCAGCAAGAAATTGCAACTTGACAGATAAGGAAATGAAAATTACATTCAATGAGTATTGTGCTTTTCATCCCCCTACCTGGGAAATTGGTAACACCAAACAAATTGGGGTGCTCCACATTGATGGGAGTGTGGCGGAATCGGTAGACGCACCAGACTTAAAATCTGTTGAGAATTAATCTCGTGGGGGTTCAAGTCCCCCCACTCCTATATACCTGGGGGAGTACAAAAGATCTGCAAGTAGAAGCAGCGCCCCCTTTACATAATGAGAAAGTAGTATGATTAAAGTAATTGATAATTTCCTAGATCAATATTATATTGATTATTTGGAAGATTGTGTAACTAATCAATCTTTTGAATGGAAATATCAAAAAAATGTTTCTACTTTTACTGAGGACGAATCAGGTTGGTTACATGGATTTAGTCATGGATTATATGATCCTAACTATGGACTCCGATTTGATGATTCTAAAGGACAAATATGGATTCCTGCTATACTAAAAATGGAACAGGAACTCATTAAAGAGAAAGCATCTTTAATCAGAACAAGACTAGACATGACGGTGAAGTCACCCAAAAATACTTTACATACACCTCATGTAGATCTTAAACAACCTCATTGGACTACTATCCTTTATCTAAAAGATTCGGATGGGGATACTGTAATCTATAACGAAAGAGTACAATCCGAAACATATACAGTCCAACAAACTGTAGAACCTAAAAAGAATAGAATTGTATTCTTTGATGGTAGTTTCTATCATACGGGACATTCACCAAGTAAACGTATGAATCGCATCTTATTGAACAGTAATTTTGTTAAATAAGATGCCTTATTATCGCCTCCGTAGCTCAGTGGTAGAGCAGGGCTTTTGTAAAGCTCAGGTCGCAAGTTCAAATCTTGTCAGAGGCTCTCAATCCTCTATAGCTCAGTTGGTAGAGCAGGTGACTGTTAATCACCCTGTCCCTGGTTCGAGTCCAGGTGGAGGAGTTAGTAACAATTATATTATGAATTATCAATATCCTTTGTACGCACCATATTGGAAGGTTGACCTCTTTCATAAATCATGGTATAGTACACTCAGTTCTCTTTTCAAGATGATTAATGTCAAGGACAACGCAGACGGTTCATTCGTCATCGAATGGGACGAAAACAACGAAGAAGAAAGCATCTTCAACGACTGGACGAAAGAAGACTTCACAAACTTCCTCGCCTGGGCAGCAAAAGAAGAACTCCGTAAGAACTCAGAAGAATCTGGAGAAAAATCTGGAGAAGATGGAGACTCCAAAGAAGCGACAGAGGAAGACTGGGAAGACTTCTGGCACGGTCCAGAAGCAAATAAAATTGAAGGTGATGAACTCTCGTAAGAAAGATTTATTCCCATGGGTTGAAACTTTTCCGTACTTCATGCAAGATATGAGTGAGGGTAAAAAGTGTTGGTTTACCTGTGAAGAACATGCTGAAAAGTATGTAAATAGATACAATTGTAATTACAAACTTTATCTGTATACTGGCAAATGACTAAGAAAACATTTAAGTCCAAGAAGAATGCACAGTGGGAGTATGATGAAACTCCAGAGGTTCGTGCAGCAATTGCTCGTCTCCATGAAGATATTCGCAAACGTAGTCTAAAGGATGAAGATGATAAACTAGGTTATGACACAGGATCTAAGTAAGTATCAATTCAATGGTCTTGAACGTCACCCTGCTAACATACTAAGATTGATTAGTGAGTTAGAAGGATCATATCAACTCTGTAAATGGATGGGGTTTGAAGAAGATATGAACACGCTCAATGAAATGAAAAAACCGTATTACAAACTTTATTTCAAACTTAAACGAGAGCAAAACAATGAATGATTTGATCAACGAATACTGGACACAACCTCAAAAACCTGAAACTGAGGAGGAGACTATTGATGTTGATTGGACTGCTGAGTATAGCAGACAGAGAAAGGATCGTATGCACGATGCCATTGAAGATTATCTAAATGATGATAGAGTTGATGCACGAAGAGCATACGAAGAGATGCTATCTTGTATAGATAACACAATTCAATATCACAAATCAAGTCAGGAAAAAGCAGTTGAACTCAAAGAACTCATGCTCGGACACAGACCAATGCAATCTCTCCATTCCTTCTCACTTGGAGACTGAATGGGAATCATACACTGATGTGTGTGCATCTTTTGGTATAGAACCTAATAAACGCAGATTTTTGAGATACAACGAATTGTATCCGTATAAATAACCTTGTAGCAAATCGTGTGATTATTCGTGGGAACCAGAAAAATTTCTCAGTTGGATACAATCTCAGATGCAAATGTATCGGGAGAAGCAATTCTGCCTATTGTAGTATCTGACCCTTTGATTCCCAACCGAAAAGCAACCGTTAAACAACTTTTTAGAGGAGTGTCGCAAGGCACAAAAGCAGCACCTGGTCTATGTTTTGACTTAGACCGAGATACTGGATTATACCAAGATGCGTATGACCAAATTGGTCTAGGTTTTGGTGATGGTGGATTCTATATGTCTAGAATTGACAATGGTGGTGGTAGTACATCTCTTTATATTACCGCAACTGATGAGAGTGCTAGTAATACAAATATCGTATTAGCACCGAAAGGAACTGGCGCTGTTCAAGTAACAGGTCAGTTTTTGATTGATGATCAATCTTTTGTTCTTTCTGATTCTCAAGGTCCTAGGGCACGATTTGAAGTTAGTAATGTAGGTACTGGTACTAATACCAGGGTATTTACATTCCCTGCTATCACTTCTGGAAATGGAACAACTATTGTTGGTGATGATACTGATCAAACTTTAAGAAACAAATCTATTGTTATTGATGAAGATAACTTAAGTATCGTTGATGGTGATGATGTTGCAAAGTTTCAGTTATCATACTCAGAGTCTATCGGTCAGACTCGTAGATACTTTCTACCAGATGCTGGCATTAGTTCTGTTACGGTTGCAAACCCTCAAGGTTTAGATTCCACACTTCTTGATACTAAAACTACACAGGTTTCATTTAACAAAACATTTGTTGATGTTAAATTTGTTCCTGATGATGCGGTAGACACAAAATATGCACAGATTAATACGTCGGCATTAACTGAAAATAGAACCATTACTCTTCCTGACCAGAGTTTGACTCTCGTAGGAACAGTCGCGAACCAAATTATTAAAAACAAGAACTACGAAGTTCTTGTTCTCCAAGATCCAGCGGATAATACTAAGAAGATTACATTTCAAGTTAGTAATCAAACTACTCTTACTAATTCTACTGTAGTCTTTCCACCAACAAATACTCTAAATAGTGGAAGTGATCCTAATGTTCTGGTTACGGAACTTGCAAGTCAAGACCTTTCAAACAAAACTTTATTCACCCCCGTTATAAAAAATAGCGGTAATACTGACGGTCAAGTATCATTTACTACCGACAATATTACTGGTCCTAGAGTAATTAGATTCCCTGACTCTAATGCAACTCTGTTATCTACCGATAACGTAACACTTGAGGATGTTAACTTTGGTGCTGGTATTGGCGCAAATAACCTCACAGGACAAACAAGACAACAACAATTCTTCTACTCTGGATTCTAATAACAATGGCAAAACAAGGACTTCTTGGACAAGTAAAACCAGCAGCGGGAACTAATACTGTATTATATTCTGCACCTGTTGCTTCTTCGGCAAGTACGGTATTGAGTGTTGCTGCTCAAGGTTCTGCTGATTCATACGACATTGCTATTAAAGATCACGATCAGAATCTTACTCTTGATGCAAGCACTTATAAGTTGCATAAGGGTGATGTTATTACTGGATATCGTTTTAACCTAGCAACAAATATTCCAGTGACCTCTGCGTTACAACCAGGTGATGCTATTTCATCTGAGGATGGTGAGAAGAATGCGATTTTTGAATCTTATTATCTCGAACCTTTTACTACAATCAATGTAAAAGAAATTGCTATCCGCTCACTCACACTCACTAGTGTTGTAGGAACATTTTCTGTTGGTGAAACTATCAGTAAAGGTACTAGTCCTAATGATACAGTAGCAACTATTTTTGGTGTGCAGCAAGGTTCTGGATCTACGATTCTTTATGTTGGACCTTCTACACTGAATGGAACTGGTACTGAATTTACTGATGCCGATGCATTAACTGCATCTGGTGGTGGTACAGCAGCAGTTGAAACAGGTGGTGTTGGTACTGGTGTTGATGAGTATATTTTCTCTACTGATGCTGGCGTTACATATGATTTGTTCTTAGGTACAGATCTTACTGTATTTTCTGACAGAGTGTATCGCTTTGATACTTCTGATTCCAGTATGAGTGGTACAGATTTCAAACTTTCTATTACTGTTAATGGTGAGTGGGGTCCTGATAATACTGCTGGAACTGGTGATGATGGTACAGAGTTTACGACTGGAAAAACTACAAATGGTACTGCTGGTTCTGGTGGTGCATATATTCAGTATGATTTCTCACAAGCAACTTTAGCGGGTAATCTATATTTTTATGATGGTGATACTGGAACCGCAGCAAAGTCTGCTTATGGTGGTAGTGACAGACTCTTAATTGTTAGTACCGACTTTGCATATAGTGCTGTATATGTTTATGACATTGAAGGCACATGGGCAAATACTGTTGATAGTTTCTTGGCAAACGGTGTTTCTTACACAGTCCAATCACAGACTGCTGGTGCTTATGGTTATGTACGAGATTTTACAGGTACTGCTTGTAAGGTTCTTAAGGGTCTTAACTCGGCAGACTTCACAACTTCCGATTCATTCCAAGATTCACCTTTGTTGAATACTACTTCTCGTAGTGCTGTTACTATTAGTTCTATTGCATTAGCAACAACGGCAGTAAGTGCTGAAATGTTCCTTAAAAAAGACAATGCAATTGCTTCGGATGTAACTGAAGAAACTAAGTCATTAGTTCTTGGTCCAGGTGAACGACTTCTTGTTGAAAGTAATGGTGGACACTGCTCTTTCAATATTATTGGATTTGAAGATGCATCCACTGCATTCCCTACAAGGAACTTTGGTACAGGTGCTGCTGCTGATGTTGTCAGTGGCGGTGGTAGTTAAAAATAACCTCTAATAAATACTAATAAAGAAGAGTAAGAAATGTCTCTAACTAGACTTAAGAATATTATTACTTCGAGGACGGGGCGTATCATTTACGTCAATCCCGATGATTTTGATGCTTCTGATGCTATCGATAACAGGGGTAACTCTGCATTGAGACCCTTTAAGTCTATTCAGAGAGCATTTCTAGAGGTTGCTAGATTTTCGTATCGAGTAGGTCTGTCAAACGATGAATTTGACGCCTTCTCGATTATGCTGTATCCAGCAGAATATATCATTGACAATCGTCCAGGTGAAGTATTATATACGAATGTTCCTCCTATTGATGAGAACTCCAACCTTGACTTAACATCACCAAACAATGTACTGTATAAGTACAACTCTGTTGAAGGTGGAGTTATCGTTCCTAGAGGTTGTTCTCTCGTAGGTACTGACCTTCGTCGTACAAAAATTATTCCCAAGTATATTCCATATCCTACAGTGTATGCTGCAAAGGGTATTAACACAGAAGATCAAATACCTTCTAGAACAGCAATCTTTAAGGTAACTGGTGGTACTTACTTCTGGCAATTCTCCTTCTTCGATGGTGCTGAAGAGGGTGTATATTTCAAACCCGATAGTACAGAAACACTTTCTCCAAAGTTCTCTCACCATAGAATCACCTGCTTCGAGTTTGCAGATGGTCTGAATAATCTATCTACATTGATTACTGGTGGTACAGTTCCTAACGCAGATTATACTGCCGTACCTAATATTCTTGAGAGAACTGACTTAGATATCTATTATCAGAAAGTATCGAAAGCATTTGCTACTATTCCTGATACATCTGGAGATCCTGCTAATGATCAAATTCAGGCAAGGGTAGAAGAAAATCGTATCGTTGGTCCTATTTCTGATGAATATAGAGTCCTTCAGATTACAAGAAACGGTCAGACAGCAACAGCAGTAACAGTTGATGAGTTTGATAACCCTAGAGATCATGGATTCTCTGTTGGTGTTAACATTAATGTTAGTGGTGTTACTGGATCAACAGGACCATCATCAGAGGTTGATGCTTCAGCATTCAATGGTTCTTTCATTGTTACGTCAACACCAACAGGTAGTACATTCACATATCAGTTATCATCAGTACCAACAGGAAATGCTGTAGGTTCTAACATCACTGTTAAGACTGAGATTGATACTGTTGACTCTGCATCACCATATGCGTTTAACTTGTCACTGAGAAGTGTCTGGGGCATGAATGGTATGCACGCTGATGGTAGTAAGGCAACTGGTTTCAAATCAATGGTTGTTGCTCAGTTCACAGGTTTGAGTCTTCAAAAAGATGATAGAGCGTTTGTAAGATATAATGCTTCTACTGGTAATTATGATGCAGCAGTTGCTGGTGATGGTGCTCACTTAGATGGTTTTGCTGAGTATCGTAAGGGTTGGGCACACGAGCATATTAAGTGTAGTAATGATTCCTTTATTCAGGCAGTTTCGGTGTTTGCTGTTGGATATGGCACACACTTTACAGCACTTAGTGGTGCTGACATGTCGATTACTAACTCTAACAGTAACTTCGGAAACACCGCTTTAAGATCTGCTGGATTCAAAGCAAAAGCATTCTCTAAAGATAAAGCAGGAGCAGTCACACATATCATTCCTCCTAAGGCACTGAATGTTATCTCAACATCTGCTACGGGTGCATCTGGTGCTTCTACCATTACACTTACAAATGACGGTAGTGTAAACGGTCTTATTCAAGGTATGACCGTAAATGGAAGTAATATTGCAGCAGGTACAACTGTTGTTTCTTTCAATGTAAATACCAGAGTCGTAACTTTATCTGCAACTAATACAGGTACAGTTAATAACAATATCATCTTTGGTGAAGAAACTTCAGTTAACTGGGTAAACGTTGATATTCAGCGTACAAAGGTCGTCAATGCTGCTCTTGCAGGTTCTGGTGGAACTCCTGGTAGTAGATTATATCTTTATGGTTACACGACAGAAGCATCACCACCAACAACAAAAGTACAGGGTTATGCTGTAGGTGCTCGCCAAGATGGCACGGGTGTCAATGCAGTCCCTGATAAATTAAATATACTTTTGGTTGCTAATGGGGCAACTAGTGCTACTGTTCAGTCAGCAAAAATTTCTCCATATGGTCCTGCTGTTTCTAGTATTGCTGCTGGCGTAGCAGGTTCACCTATTCAGTATGATAGTTCTACATACACAATTAATGGTGTTGCTGGATCTGTTGGTGGATGGTATTTGAATGTTGATGCAACTGATAATGAAATCTATACAACATTATCTACAAATACACAGTACAACAATGTTAACTTTACTCCCAGTGCATTCTTAAAGAGGATTCCTGACCCTCGTGATTTACAAGATAGAACATATCGTGTTCGTCTGGTAATTGATAAGGATAAGACTAATCCTCTTCCCCGTGATCCCCTTAGCGGTTATGTTATGCAACCGCTGAATAGTGATACAACAAACTACAACCTCCAGAGAGCATTTTATATCTATGATATCGAGGTTGTCCAAGCATTTGAACGAGGCGTTTCTGATGGAATCTTCTACCTTACCCTGCTTTGTGCATCTATTTCACCTTCAACTTCTAACTTTAACGACAGAAAGTTCTCTCAAAACGTCAACGAAGTCTATCCTACGTTTGACAGAGACAACCCTCTTGCTGACCCTGATGCTGCGATATCCGTTGCTGACAATGAAACTATAGGTCTAGTAAACTCTACTGATGGTGCATCACCGACACCTAATCTCGATCCTAAGCGTTCTATTACAAAAGAAGGTGTTGAGTTCTTATTGACTGATACTGGTTGGACACAACCAGGAACAACACCTAACTACGATAGTGTTAACAAGCGTCTCAGCAATGTAGATCTTACTGCTCGTGCTGGTGATGAAGAGACTAGGAAAATTAACATCAGACAGAATAATGATGGTACTGTTGCTCCTATTGCTGTTGAGTTTAGACGCCACTCGATTATGAGATCTGGTAACCATACTTTTGAGTATCTTGGTTTCGGTCCTGGTAACTATTCAACTGCATTCCCTCAGACTCAAGTAGAGACGCTATCTGCTGATCAGATTAAGTTCTCTCAGTCTATTAAAGAGGAAGCAGGTGTTGCATTCTACTCAGGTCTTAACTCTAATGGTGACCTATTCATTGGTAACCAGGTTATCAACCCTGTTACGGGTCAGATTACTAACGAAGATATTGCACAACTGAATGTTATTGGTGAAGAGAATACAACGATTGAAACATTCTCTGAGTTGGTGCTGACTGATAAACTGACCGTTATTGGTGGTGCATCTAACCAGTTAGAATCAATCTTTGCTGGTCCTGTTACATTCCAAGGACTTACAACATTCACAAATAATATTCAAGCGAAGAAGATTTCTTATTACAACCAAGATGGTACTGTAATTAAGCAGACTCTTCTTGCACCTGAAGATGCTAATGGTCAACCTAGTTTTGCCAATATCACGGGTTATACTACACCTGCTGATGGTGATCTTGTTTATAATATCAACTGGACTCCTGGTAAATCTTTAGGTTGGATCTACTATGCTGGTGTTTGGAAAGAATTTGGTCTCACAGATACTGGAGATATCGATATTGCTACATTTAGTAATGAGCAGCATATTGGTATTGGTACTGCTGCTGTTGCTGGATTTAGAGTTGGTGTTTTAGGTAATGCTAAAGTTGATGGTGACTTAGTTGTTACTGGTAGAGGTGGTGTTGGTGCCGATAAGTATGTTACTAAAACATATACTGGAGATGGCACAACCCTTACATTTGCGGTCACTACTTATAGCGGTGGTATTCAGCACTCTGATGATTCTCTATTAGTATCATTAAATGGTGTTGTACAGATTGCAGGTACAAACTACACTGTTGATTCTAACGGTGCTAATGTTGTGTTCAGTGCTGGTGATGCTCCATTATCTACTGATACTATTCACATTTTAGAACTGCCTATCTAAATAACTAAGGAGAAACTAGCACTGCCATGGCACTTTCAAAAATTAGTGGGAATCAGATTTCCACAACAACTCAAGCAATTATCAGTACGCTATCGTTTATTAACACTGATAGCGTCTTTAGATTGCCTGCGGGAACAACTGCACAACAACCAACAGGTGTTTCTGTTGGTACTTTACGATTCAATACTGATTTAGATTCAGCAGAGATTTATAAAGCAGATGCTGGCACTGGCAGCGCAGGATGGGCACCTGTTGCAGGTGGTGGTCCTTCATTAGGTGAAAATAGTATTGTTAGAACTAATGCCAATACAATTTCAGAAAACTTAACTGTTGGTCCTACAGCAGGTGGTGAGTTTGCAAATGGAATGTCGGCAGGTCCAATTACTATTGCAAGTGGATTTACGGTTACTATTGAAAGCGGTGGAGCATGGAGTGTTAGATAATGGGAGTATTAAACGTTGGCAGTCTCCAAGGAAATTTTCCAAACTATCGAATTACCTTAAGTAAAGATAGTGAACTAGATATTGCTAGTCAGTTATTACTGACCAATCAAACATATGTTCCTCTTCCTGCAAATACTACTGATGGATTTGCATCAACTGCTGGTGGACCTAGAGGATATGTTCAAGGTCAATTGAGATATAATACTACTACTCAAAAACCAGAACTATATGATGGTATTAACTGGATTGAGAAGGATTAGTAAATAATGAGTAAATTATCCGTAAGCGGTTTAAGTGGGATACCTGAGACTCTGAATCAGATAACAATTCCTGCTGGCAATATTTTAGATGTTGAAGGTCATGTATTTAATACAAGTACTAGTGCATTTCAGTTACCTGCTGGTACTACTGCACAACGACCTGCTAGTCCATCTGCTGGATATATGAGATGGAATACTTCTGATTTGAAGATTGAGATTTATAATGGATCATCCTGGACTCAATACACGGTCCAAGGTGCTGGTGGAACAGTATCTAATTTAGGTCAAAGTTCTGCAACTGCTGCAACTTCTGCTTCTGCTATTCTTGCTGTAAATCCTGGAGCACCTGATGGTGTTTATTGGATAAATCACGGTAGTGGTGCATATCAAACGTATTGTTTAATGGAAGCAGGAGGATTTATGATGGTAGGTAAAATTCCTGAGTCTCCTGACGATACTAGCAATCCTTGGTCATATAGTGGTGCTAGATGGTCACAGCAATCTACTACTAACGAGGCACAATGCCAGACCACTGGTGGTGGAGATGCCTTAAATAGAGGGTACTACGGTTATACTTTGCAGGAAGGATTTATCCTTGCTATGGGTGACTATCGTAATTGGTTATATCCAAAATCAATTCCTATGACAGGAGTTACTGCTAGAGGTGCCTTTACTGGAGGACAAACTAACATATCTTCAGTTGATAGAGAGAATTTTTTAAGTTGGATTGGCAACACTGGTATCAGCAGAAATAATTGGGATAATCAACCGCATTGTAATAGAATTGGTTTTAATCGAACTGATTCTAGTAGTACAGGGATGAGATTTGGTATCACTATGAACAATGAGAACGAGTGTAACTCTAACGACTCTGCAATTGGGTTTGGATGTTATACAAATAATCAAAGTACTAGTGGTGATAGAAACTGTGCTGCTGGCGGATTCCGTTGGAGTGGTACTGTCCGTTATCCAAAAAATGGTTGGATTTTTGTAAAGTAAGGAGAACTATGAGTACTATTAGAGTAGACGAACTTAGAGCATTATCAGATAATGATTTTTCTATTAATGTAAGTCCCAATGATAACTTTGAAATTCAAGGAACTATTGAGTTTGACTCTGGTGCATCTTTTTCTGTACCTGTAGGAACAACTGCCGAAAGACCAGCATCACCTGTGGGAGGTATGTTGCGATACAATACTACACTTGGACGTCTTGAGTTTTATGATGGAACTGTTTGGCAAAACTTTATTGGTTCTACTTCTGCACCAAACGGATCTAGTGAAGCACTTGCAGTTGCTTCAGTGCAAGGATTATATGATGCTGGGCAAGTAACAGATGGATTATACTGGATTAACTTTGATGGTACTGCTAGACAGTATTTTGTGCCATTGAACAGTCATCCATACTATATTATGATGGGTAACTGGGGTGGCGGTGCATCAAGGTTTCTTCAAAATGCTGGTTCTCTAAGTGGTAATCAACTGAATGGTGTTGGTGATAACACTCCTACGGGAAACTGGACAAACAATGGTACTTATGGATATTATAGAAATACTGGTGGAAGTGACTTTAAGTACGCTACAATGGATGCCAGGGGTATACAATATCGTTATGTGAAGATGAGATTTAATCTCTATAACTATAATTCTAATGATGGTGTTAATGGTAGAAACTTCTTAGGTATCACTTCTGGTGTTGGTGATGGTATGACAATTATGAGAGATAATAGTGCTGTAGGTGATGCCCAGCATATCTTTACCTATTATTGTGCTATCTCTAATAATGATGGTAATGGTTGTCCTTCTGCAACTCCAACATTTCCCTCACATGTACGGGTAGGAGGTAATCCTGGTGGATTTATGGGTAGTAGATTCAACTGCTTCTCTAGAGAAGGTAGCGGTTATACTTCAGAATATGTTAGAAACTTTACTCCAGAGGGTGGAGACAGTGGTGGTGGCACTGTACCTAATGCCTTTACTGGTGATGCTTGGTATGAAGTAGACCTAGGAGTTAACTATCCCCATAATATACATTGTGTCATTCATTCCGATCAAGATAGTGGTAATGAGGACACCTATATAAAACGAGGAGTTGTGCTCGTTCGTCCTGCATAAATAATACGAAGGAAACAGAACCGTAATGTCTCAATTAAATGTTGACAGATTAATATCCTTAGGTGGAGGTGGTGGTACTGCCTCCATTCAATTAGAGTCTAGTGGTAACTTTAATTTTGACACTGGTACTTTGTATGTTGATAGTACTAGTAATGAGGTGGGGATTGGTACTACTAATCCAAGAGCATCTTTAGACATTGCTACTACTGATGGTATTATCATACCAGTAGGAACAACTGCTCAAAGACCATCATCACCAATTGAAGGTATATTTAGATATAACTCAACAGACCGAACATTTGAAGGTTATGCTTTTAATGAAGGTACTAATGCTGTAGAATGGGGACCAATTGCTGGTGCTGGTGGTGGAACACCTGATCAATCTACAGACAGATATAGTCTTGACTATTCTAAGGGTGCTATATTAAAATCTGACGGAACTAATGCTTATTGGGAAATTGCTGGTCAGGCAACTGAATGGAGCATGGCAAGAATTTGGACGCATGGATATGTTGGTGGGGGTTATCAAAGTGGTAGTCCCTGGAATAATGTAAACCGTACTGTTCACGCTACAGATACATCAACAAACCTTGGCAATACTTTAGATAGGTCTGGTGCTTACATGGCAGGATCTTTCTCAGATAATCGTCACTGGTTCCACTCAATGGAGAACACTTATAGAGGTTCTTCTAACTATACGTCTGGATTCAGTATGACATCTGAGTCGGGTATTACACACCAGAATTCCTGGGATATGACTGTTAGTAGAGGTTCGATGGGTTCATTCCAAGATTATGAATTCCAAGGAGGTTATTCATATTTAATTGGTGGTGGTAATGCTAGAACTGATGCGATGAATCTCAAAACTGAGGTTATGAGAACATCAGGATTTCCTCCTAATCATGCTGATGGAGGTGAAGATCCTTCATGGGGTGGTAACGCAAGACTAAAAGGTTGGTATAAGAGAGCTGGTACTCGTCAAGCATTAATTTGGAATACTGAATCCTGGCAGAACTGGACACAAGGACCAGGTGGTGACGGATGGAAGAAGATTTTAGGCACAATGTTAGGTCACATGTATGTGGGCACTGGCAATAATAATCAGAATGGTAACCAGAGAGTTGATGATTCGAGTGGTGTTCAGGTAGGAGGTTTGAACTTTGGTAACATGGGAGAGGAAAACTTCCAGATTGGTATGAGAAAAGGTTATTGCTTAGGTAACTACAATGGTTCTCAGAACAATAATACTTTCAAAGTGAACTATGCTACTGATGCATATAATAACCTCGGAGGTTCTTCACCTCCATCAGGTCATGGTGGCATGAGTTCTGCTCACTGTTCATCTGCATCTGCTATCTCAGGTGTTGATGGTGCTGGAGCAGTTCAGTATGATTACGGTACAAATATTCCTAACTACTAATGAATAATCAAAACGACGTTATTGTTATCGACCTAGAAAAGTTTCCTCATGTAGATGATTGGGGAACGAAACTTGGTGGTCATCTGGGATTAGAATATTTTTACTTAGCAGATGAATATTTTGATTATATCCCCCAGTATGTAAACTATCTGCGTTTTCCTTCAAAGGAAGGGACTTTAGGTTCAAAGTATTGGGGTGAGGCAAGGTCTGCAAGATCTGAATATGGTGAAAATGAAGAAGGAACAACACAAAAAGATAGAGTTAGCGTTGATAATGAATTAGTCAGAACATACACTATTCCCTTCATGAAGAAGGTGATGCGTCTTAAAGTACAAGAGATTTTTGAAAAAAGATATAACGAACTACGCACTAAATACAGTGTATTAGAAGATGCAACCTGGCAAGATCAGTTAGCAGAATCTAATGCATATCTTGAAGATGAGACTACTGCTGTCACATTGATCAATAGATTAGCAGAGATTAGAGGATTGACAACCAAAGAGTTTGCTACTATAGTGGTAGGGAAACACACTGATTGGAAAACCAAATTACATGATCTTGCTGTGCAAGAACAAACCATCCTTATTAAAATCAAAGAGTGCTTTAACGTTGCTGACGCAAATGTTTTTCTTGAAGATTACTTTGGCATTGAAATGTCAAATCAACAATGTTTAGAATTTAGTAGATGTGAAAAAAATGATGAAACAGGACTCATTACAAGAAAAGAACCCTTCGTCTACGGACTCAGGTTCTAATCATCCAAATCTTCCTATCAGTCAAACACTGGAAGATCTGAAAAATATTGCTCCCTGGGAAGTTGAAGAGTCCGATGTTGCATTGATGCAGTGGGCAGATCAAGTTCCATTTGGGCAAAGTGAATTTCAAAATCGATATTATGTAATCAATTCACAGATAACTCCATGGAGACAATTGCGTCAAGCAATTATGGAGTTGCAAGCACGAACAAATAGTCTACAAAAGATTACAGTACAGTATAGACGTAATCTTAATGACATTGCTCGTCTTAAAAGTGAGATTGCAGAGGAAGAAGATCCATTTCAAAAAACTGATCTTGAGTGTCAACTAGAAATTTGCAAACTTGATACACAAGTATGGATGAATAAAATCCGTCAGTGTAAAGAAGAAACTGATGGCATTATGTCTATCATCAAAGAACGCACTGACTGCGATGATTTGGATAGTGTTATTGCTACATTTGAAGACCCTGCTATTATTGAAGCAGAAGAGCATAAGTACTGGATTGCTCGTATGGCAAAGCAGTGTGCTATTGACTTGCTAACTACTGGTAGAGTTCAATCAGGTAACTTGGAAAGTATGCTGATGATGAAACCTGAAGATCAAGCAGCAATCACTGATCTTGCTCTTACTTATTCTACTGCGATGAATCATTCCATTGGAAAGTTCAAAGAAATTGCAGAAGATAAAGTAGAAAATATGCTGTCAGGTCGCGGACCTGAAATGTTTGATACCTCTGGAATATTCACTGATTATGCAACAAACAACATCACAAACCGCAGTCTTCAGTCTGCCGATCAACCCGAAACTTGATCCAGAGTATATTGGGGAGAGTCTTATTCCTTTCCTCAATAAACATAAGCATTTAATTTACGATTTATATTTTACATCTAGAATGCCTCCATTTGTGCAAGATGCAATGGGGGATGTTTTTCGTACAACAAAAAATGCACAGAGTGCTGCAAAAAACTCACTGTATATTATGCAGGAGACAGGTATTCCTCTGTCTGCTACATTTAACAATCTATGGGTAAGACCTGATCAGAATAATTTAACTCTATGGATTCAGAACTTTAAGTTTCTGTATGATGCTGGTGTTAGGACTGTTACTTTGCCTCATACATCTTGGGTGATGACAGGACAAATCCAGAAAGAATATCCTGACTTAAAGATTAAGAATACTATTCTTCGTGAGGTAGTCAAACCTAACGAGATTGTCACTCTTGCTAGTGCTGGATTTCATTATATTAACTTGGATCGTGATATTATGAGGGACCAAGATGCCTTGGTTCGTATCATGGACGCGAAGAAGTACTGTGCAGAGAAAGGAACTCCTGTGGAGTTTTCATTGTTAGCTAATGAGCATTGTTGGGGTGGTTGTCCTATCATGCCAGAGCATTATCAATACAATAGCACACGTCAGGGCACAGAACCTCAGTATTTTAACAGCGAGATTAGTCGTATTTCATGTTCACGATGGGATGAATATGATTCTGCAACAGAACTTAAGCGTGCTAATATACCGCCCTGGAGAGACGATTGGCAATGGTTTTTAGATAATGGCATAGATGTATTCAAACTGCACGGCAGAGAGGATGCTATGCGTCTTAGAGAGTCGATGGATATCATCGAACGATGGGACAATGGTGATGAGTTGATGTTTCCTGATTTTGAAAAGTACATGCAGGATGTTGATATGCCTGATGCACCAATTAATATCTGGAGACAGAAGATTAAGACATGTAAGTTTGATTGTTGGGATTGCAACTATTGTGAGTCTGTGATACAATCTAAATTAAAGAAGCAGAATCGTACAATGAATCCTCTTGTAGAAAGAGTTATTAGTGCCATCGATGGTGCCGTTGATAATAACTCAAACTTTGATCCTACTGATTATGATATTGTTGGTTTATCCTCTAACAAAGTAAGACATTTCCTCAACAATCTTCTTAGTGAGCGTGGCACAGTATATGCTGATGTTGGTTGTTACATGGGTAGCACACTATTTGCTGCTATCATGGGTAATACTGCTGTAAAAGCATACGCTATCGATGACTTTTCAGACTCTACAGTAAAACCAATGCGTAAGGAACTTCAAGAAGACTTTGAGGTTGATAATCCTGCTGAAATATTTGTACAAAACTATGAGAAGTGGCAGAATCCAAATGCTGCTGTTGGATTAGTTGTTAAACCTATCTCTCAGGTAGTATTCAATCCAGAGTTTCCTCCTCAGGTTCTATTCTATGATGCTGAGAATGATCCTAAACGAATGCAACCAAATCTAGAGTATCTTCACAATCAATGTGCTGACTCTTATATTCTTGTTGTTGATGATGCAAACTTTGAAGGAGTTGTATCATGTACTGATGCGTTCTTAAGTGATAAGAATGTTATTTACAAGAGATTGATCACAACTGAGACGCCTGAAGATGCTAACGATTGGTGGAATGGTTTGTATATTGTAGTGATTGAGAAGTAATGGAAATAATTGATGAGTTCTTAACTCCATCAGAGTTTGGGCATATTAAACAATCCATGCTAGGTTCATTCTTCCCTTGGACTGTCTCTAAGATTGTTGATGATACTACCAACAATCACAATAGAAATGTGCAAATGGTTCATATGTTTTATGACCGACATGCTCCAGTTGATAATAGTGTTGAGTTGTTATATCCTGTACTACAAAAACTACAACCATGTGCATTGTTAAAGATAAAGGCAAACTTTTTAGTTGGTGTAGATAATATTATTGAGCATGGGTTTCATAATGACGTTTTAGATGCTGATGATCGTCCATATCTAAAGACATCTGTGCTTTATATGAACACCTGTAATGGTTACACACTGCTTGAAGATGGCACTAAAGTTGAATCAGTAGCAAACAGATTGGTAACATTTCCTAATAGCACAAAGCACACGGGAACAACTACAACTGACTCAGAATATCGGATGGTAATTAACTTTAACTATGTTTAGTGTGCCAGTTGAAACAAGTGTCACAGAGGGGTTGCGACCCCTCTTTTTTTATGCTATATTACATAGGTAAACAAATGACAGGATCATGCCTCAATTCACTCTGATCTGCACTGACGAAGATTCAACGGTAACAACTAAAGAGTTTGAAGCAACTATCCTAGAAGACGTTGTGGACAAAACAGAAGACTTTTTGAAGGGTGTTGGTTATTGCTTTGAACAACTACGCACACAAGTGTACCCTATCCCCGAAGTTGACGAGATTCGTTCAATTTACAAGGATGTAGACTGATACATATTAATGTAATTTATCATTGATCACTTCATTACAATGGGTAAAACTTTTCGGCGTGGCGGAAGCGAGCGAGGATACTATTCTCCTGGCAAATCAATCCGTGATAAGCGAGCAAAAGGCGGCACTAATCGTTCACCAAGATCAGAAGAAAACTATGACGATTTCCAATCCAAAGGAAACAAAAAAGGAAGACGGTTTAATCCTGAACTCGACAATGATTCTGGATGGTACTGAAACTGATGTGGACGAATTAGAGTTCGATGATTACTCTGAGATAGATTATGATCTTGATTTCACCGTACAGTATTAATTCTATGGACTTTGATAACGAATCACAAAACATTAAGTTCAATCGAGGACTTGATTTGTTCATGGAATCTGTATTGAAACCAGACAGTAAATTGCGTGAGTGTGCTCACAATCAAAAATGTTACACCGAACTGATGTATGTCCGTTCCTATGTTCTTGACTATCTAAAAACTCTAAGACGAGACGACTAATGCAATTTTTACACTCACCAATCCTTGACAAGGATGAGAAGATGGTTCTAAAAGATGCGTTGATTATGTATGTCTCTGATATACAGAAACGGTTTTATGCTGATGGTGCAATTCCTGAAGACGTGTATCTAAGTAAGATGAAACACATAAAAGAAATAGTTGACACATTACATTTGAGTGAGTTGTATCGCCAATGACTATTGAAATGTTCTGTCCTATGTGGTATTACCGTGGGACAGTTTCTGATGAGAAGCAAACATCTATCAAAGATTTGTTTGCTGAGTTCTTATCAACTGAGGATAACTTTAGAGAACCAAATGAGTGGAACTGTACTGTAAAAAGTTCATTCAATAATCCAAGAAACACCACTGCTCCTTGGACAGAGTTTCTGTCACTAATCAGTGAGCAGATTGATGAGTTCATGGATGAAATGTCTCCAGTTGTTGATGTGTCGTTAATACCTAAAGAGGCATGGGTTAATAAGTATCCAAAAGGTGGGTTTCAAGAGTATCACGATCACTCTGTGCCTAATTGTAACTTAAGTATGGTTTATTTCTTTAGAGAATTTGACGATACTGTTTTTAGGTTCTATAATAATGAGGATTCTAAATACAAAACATCAGGATTAAAGCAGTTGTTCACTATTCCCAGTGCAAATACAATTGTTCCTAATGCGAATCAAGGTGATATTATGATCTTCCCATCATTCTATCCTCACTATGTGTGTCCTAATCGTAATGATGAAGAAAGGATTACATTTTCTGCTAACTTCCTTGTGACACCTCAAGAACCTACACAAGGTTCTCCCCAAACTCCCTAATCTATGCAATACTAATAATGTTGGAAAAAGAAATCCGCCTATTGAACAAAGTCATCAAGAAAGGCGAAAGTGGTGAAGTCAGATATTCTGACGATGAACTGCACAGACTCAAGCAAAAACGTCGCCAGTTGAAAAACTGGAAACAATCAGCAATCACTTCACAAAACAATGGATTCGGTCAGTATGTACGATGAAGACTTCAACGTCTCTTGGAGAGAGAACGATCAGGTACAACTTCAAGAAGATGAATGGATCTCTTCAGTATTAGGAACTGAAGAAGAAGCAATCTGTGATGTATTATCAGAACTATGATTGGATTAAGAGTTAGGGTTAGACCCAAAAGCAGAGATGCTAAGCAAAAGTTTATCTATGACCTGAAACGATGTGATATAATGTATGTCACTGATCGTAAACGCTTGTGGCATCTATTTAATCCTAACTCTGGTATGAGTCTTTATGTTCACCCTACAGATGATCCTAACTGGGAAATTATTCGATGAAAAAAGATTATGATCGTTGGCGTATTCTCTGGAAGAAGGAGAAGAAACCAGGATTTTTTGCAACCCAAGAAGTTATAGTCTATGGAATGCACAATGTTGAATATGTAATCGACAATCTTGTGCCAGAAAATGTAAATTGGGATGTCCTCCCCGCGTGACAGTCACCGAACTGGAGCAGCACCCTTGACGGGGTGCTTTTTTCATGCAATACTGTATACAGGTCAAACAAAGCAATGCCTCTCACCGCTGAACAAGGATTCAAAACCCGCGAAGAATACTCTACTATTAAAGAGAAGGAAGTTTGTGATGCTCACGGTCTGACACAAGTTGGAGGTTCACGCACTAAAATTGATGGCACTGATGGTGTCAACAATAAGAGCATCAAGAACATGTCAGGATCTTCTACACAGGTTCACCTCACAACACAGAAACATTTCATCAAGATGTTGAACATCAGTGGTGATGCTGCTGAGTTCATTGCACATTTCTGTGGTAGTGTAGGTTATAACTACAACGGCAAAGATCGTCGTACTATCAAACAGATTGATACAGTACAGGTTGATGCTTTCAAAGAGTTCCTTAATACAAACAAGGCAGAGGTTGTCGATCTTATTATTCGCAATGGGTTCGACATCACGTCAGTTGTAATTAAAAATACAAAGACAAATGAAGAGTTGGAGTTGACCTATCAGGAGATTTGTGATAAGATTAAAGATGCTCAATGGGTCTTTCTTCGTGGTGGTATTCACCTGAAAAATGCTGATGGTAAGAGTTACTTCCACTTTCAGCGTGAAGGTAAAAAGAAACTGGGCAATCGCTACAATGTTCTGTGGCACATTCACCGTAACCTGTTTGTATGATTATCAATAAAGATTGCATCGAAGGCATGAAAGAGATGGAAGATAATTCCATCGATTGTATTGTCACATCCCCTCCATATAACAAGAAGGGATTGTTAGGTAAGGTGAAGCAAGGTAATCAGATCTGGGGTAAGTTTCAGATCGATTACAACACTTATGGTGACGATATGCCTGAGGATCAGTATCAGGCATGGATGGTAGAGTTTCTCAACCAATGTCATCGTATTATTAAACCCGATGGTTCTATCTTCTTCAATCACAAACCTAGAAGATTTAAGAATCGGTGCTATTTACCTACTGATTTCATTATACATAGTGATGTTCAGTTATATCAACTGATCATCTGGGATAGGAGAAACTCTCCTAACATTCGTAATGATGTTTTAGTACCTTGTACTGAACACATTTATTGGTTCTGTAAAAAGAAACCAAAAGTGTTTCGTGATGCTGTATCCCCTGAATTTAGGGGTGAAGTATGGGTTATTCCACCCGATCGTCAAAAGCAACACCCAGCACCATTTCCGCCACAACTTGTAAAGAATTGCATTGCACTTTCTACTAAGGTTGGTGACACCGTTCTGGATCCCTTTATGGGATCAGGTACAACCGCAACGGTTGCGACAGAATGTAACAGAAAATGGATTGGGTTTGACATTGACGAAAAATATGTTAGTATTACTAATGAAAGAACAAATGCAGGTCTTACCTCTTTGTTCTGAAGCATGTTTATGATGCTTCAAACATACACTCTCACCTGACGCAAGCGTCAGAATTTATATGCAAATTCCAAACCCTGGTGATAACCTCACCATCGGAGATCTCGTCCAACGTTATCTCGATAAAGAAGGAGATAAGGCAAAGAAAGGTTATATTGGTTCATCACTGCTTGTAGAACAAGCGCCTTATGCTCAAGTCATGAATAACATCGTTGATAGTCTGTATCAGCGTATGCTTTCCCATGCAAAGATTAGGTCTTACGGACAATGCAACCTAGGATTAATGGTTGCATCTATTATCTCTCGTCGTCCTCCTGAGTTAGAAGAATACTCAGGAGATTATGTCATCGACGGACAACACAAGGAGGTGATCTATGGTGTCAACTGTGTTGAAACTTCACCTCCAGTTACACAACAAGTCCTTGAACATGACTACGATCACAGTGTTAGCAAGATCGCGAATCTCAAGCGTATCTTGATGGCAGAGGCAGAACTTTTCTGGTCTCTTAACACTCTTCGTAAGAAGTTAACCAAGATTGATGAACTTCGTGCTGAAGTTGTATGTGGTGAAGAAGATGCTCTGCATGTGCAATCTGTCATGCAGGAACTGAATGTTCAGAACGATGGTTTCGGTTCTGTTAAAGACGATGCCTTGGAAGTTACTAACTTCGGTCAGTTCTATTACATCATCACCGCAGACTATAGCAGGAACGTTCTCGGTCTTGAAAAGATCAAGCGAGGATATAAACTTTGGGAAGAAGTTTATGGGTTCAAGGGTAAGGTTCACGGTGTTGCACTTCGTGCCCTATGTTTCATCGATCGCTACATTGAAGAGGGTCTGAGTAATGGTAAGGCGAAGCGATTCCGTGAGTGGATTGTTATTAACCTCGCAGCACAGTTTAGTCAAGAGGCATTAATTAAGGGTTACGGTTCCTTTGATTCTCCTCGTTGGGTACTCTATCGTGTCATTGAGATGTATAACACAATGGAGAAGAATGTGAAAGGCAAAGGTGCTCAAACTCTTGGACCAGTTACCCTCATCGAAGCAGTGGAAAGATCTCAAGAAAATAGATTCAAACACCCTGACGATATCAAATGGGCGATTATTAATCAGGCATAAGTGTAAAGATATAGTATGTGACAGTCGCTGGACTGGTCGGGACCCCTTGACAGGGGTCTTTTTTTATGCAATACTATAAGAGTCAAAGAAACGCATTCGATGCAACTCCGTCCCCACCAGCAACGCGCTTTCGATGCCATGCAGGCAAACGACTGTGGGCAGGTGATCATCCCTACGGGTGGTGGCAAGACTTATATCATGATCGCAGATGCTATGCACCGTGCTGCACAAGGTCAAACCATTGTTGTTGTTGCTCCACGTATCTTGCTCGCTAATCAACTCTGTGAGGAGTTTATGGAGCATATCAGTGGTACTTGGACGCATGTCTGTCATGCACACAGTGGAGAGACTCACTACTTCAGCAGCACAAAACCTGAGAAGATTGCACTCTTCAATGACACTGCGCGTGCTGCAAAAGAGTCCTGCATTATATTCACCACCTATCATTCCCTGCACCGTGTTGTAGACAGTGGCATCAATATTGACACTATCTATTTCGATGAGGCACACAATGGTTGCGGTCGTCACTTCCACAAGGCAGTATTTGCCACGGCACAGTATGCCAAGCGTCGTTACTATTTCACTGCTACCCCTAAGAATGGTCGTGGTGTGAGTCTTTCGCGTGGCATGAATAACACTGCTGTTTATGGTCGCACTCTGTGCAATGTTCCTGCTGCTGAGTTGATCGCTGCTGGTGCAATCGTGCCCCCTAAAGTTGTTGCTTTCGAGACCAATCGCACTCGTAACAAGTACAACGCACACGAGGTTGATGGTGACAATCTCAAGGATATGTTTGAGCAACTCGATGTGTTCCAGAATCCTAAAGTTCTGGTGGCAGCACCATCCAGCAAAGTTCTGGGTAACATGCTCGGACAGACTGACATCCTTGATTACTTCTATCGCAAAGGATATGACGTCATGCACATCACCTCTAAGTTTGGTGCTGTCATCAACGACAAGAAAGTAGGACGCGAAGAGTTCTTCAACACGCTGCAATCGTGGGGTGCTGATGACTCTAAGAAGTTCGTGATCTTTCACTATTCTATTCTGTCTGAGGGTATCAATGTGCCTGGTCTGACACACACAATCTTGCTGCGTAATCTGCCCATCGTAGAGATGGCACAGACCATCGGTCGTGTTATCCGTGTGCATCAAGATGACCGTCGTGATGTTGCTGAGGGTCGCATCCCTGCTGGTGCGTTTCATCTCTACAAGAAATCTGAGGGCATTGTTACTATGCCAACAGGTTACAAAATGGGCAACGCTATTGCACAAAGACTGCAAAACGTTGTTAACGCCATCTTCATCGAAGGTATTCCTCCCGTCGCATTCTGCTAATGACACCAACAACAACTAACTCCACTTGGTTTACATGCACATCCGACAAATTGTATGATCGGCATTATTACACCATCGGCAAACAACGATTTGATGACTATGACCAACTCAGGGCATATTGGTGGCAACAAACTATCACTAATCAAACTGTGATTGTCCATGATTGCATAAAGAATAAAAAAGGGTTCCGTTAGTGTGCCACTTGGTCAAAGTGTCCACTAAACCCGCACAGGGCACCAAAACCGTGTATATTAAGAGAGTCAAAGGAAAACACCTCATGCGAACCATCACCAAAGTCCAAGCACTAGAGCAATTCCGTTACAATTGGAAGGCAACCAACTCAACAGATAAGGTCGCAAAGCGTGAGGCATGGGGTATCTTCACTGACGAATTGTGCCGTGAAGGTTACATCACCATGAAGAAGTACGAGTCTTGGAGCAACCCTTTCTGATGAAGATTGACACAGTTGGTAGAGTCATAGGATCATTTCTTGTGGTCACTGCATACTTCATCATCCTACATGTTAACATATCATTAGGGGTGATTATGCAGTTTGTTGGTGATGCTATCTCGGTGCCATTCTTCATCCGTACTAAATCATGGGATGTTGTAATCATGCTCACGTTTCTGTTAATCATCTCATCTACTAAATTGCTACCAACCTAATGTCTTGGGGTCTCATTCCATGGTCCGAATCTACTCACAAAAAAATGACTTATCGTAAACTATTAGAGCAACTTCAATGTTGCCCCACTGAAACTCTCGATAAACCAGTGATGCTTTATAGCATTGCAAACGATGAGTTTATTCCTGCTTACATGACAGATTACACCACTGAAGACACCTCCGCGCATCCTAATCACCTCGTTATTACATATTGATGTCCGAATTTACTCCTCCTGACAATGCTGAACTCATTGATGATGTATTTTATGTTTGGGAAACTAGGTATGGATTATTCTCAACAGCAACCAAAGAAGGGCGACAGATGATGACTGGTGCCACGAAAGATGGTGTTACTAAGATGACACGATGGCACCTTCAGTGTGAACAGGATGGCACACTTGAACAATACACTAGAGTCGTAGGATCCTCCGTTGTGAGTGGTAAACTATGATCGAACTTCCATCCGATTTTATACACACACCACCCAAAGGATTCTCTTATCATGTCAAAGAGTATAAGAAGACTATTGTTAGCATTTGGATTCGGAATCACGCTAGGTTTAGTTACACTGAAGATCCTGTGGTATCCATCTGGGGATTCTACAACATCAAAAAGCGAGAATACTTTGCCCCCATCAATTCTAAGCGAGTTGGTGACAAAGTAGACATAAATCGTACCACTCCATACTCTGCTATGCAACTCAATCTGACGGGGTTGGAGTTACTTTGGATGTGATGGGGTGGACAGTCCCCTAAAGTGTCACACAGGCGCTTGCAGATGCCTCTCAGTGCTGTATTATTAAAGAGTCAAAGAAACGAACCCAATGCGCTACACAAACCCAGCAGGTCGCGAGTATTACTTCCCCGAGTCAATCTCTCGTGAAGAAGCACTCGAACGCATGGCACAGTATGCAAAGAAAGCAGCAGAGAATGAGCGTTCTGGTCAACAACTATTCGACGACATGTTCGGCGGTTAATTAACACTCTCTCTTTCACACTCACTTCACTAACTAACAATGTTCGACTCCACTCTTGACCTCTTCACATTCAACGAGACTGACGATCGTGATCAGATGATTGATACTATGGGTGAGACGTATTTCAAAGCAATGACAACATTGGCAGCAGATAACCGCAATTTTGATGCAATTGCTTGCTATGAAGAGTGGGTTGTTGATGGTAAAGACCCTCAAGATGGTGGTGTTGAAATATTCTTTGCTGAAGATCTTACAGCAGAAAGAGAAGAGAATTAAACTCCGCGTGTGCCAGTTGGTCAAACTGTCCACTATCGCTTGATTTCCGCGCCATAAGGTGCAATACTATAAGAGTCAAACAAACACACCTGATGCAACTCTCAAACTCCGTCGTCACCGTTGATTTCTTTCCTGAGGCATTCATTGCTGAGTCTGATGACATCAAAGGCATGAAAGTTGTCGTCAAACGTTTCAATAAGCGCGTCACCTGGAATGCTAACGGTCTCAAGTCTTATAGCACTGTGACAGCACTCACAGCACGCAATGAGTGGGCAGAGCGTATCGCTAGCGGTGCAACAGTTACTGACTACCACACCGACAAAATGCCTCGCTCTGAGTACACTCCCATGGCATGTGTGGGTTGATTGATGAAATTTACTATCGTTCGTTTCAAAGGTCGGTGGGTGAAAGTATCAAACAAACTATCACCCCCAACTGAATGGATTACAATCATCAACAAACCTTCTAACTAACATCATGCTTTTCGATCTTCCAGTTTACAAGAAACAACTCCCACAAGTATGGTTGGAGGATGGTAAGTTCATCATCGAATCAGACTCGTTTCGTTATGTGATTGAAGATGACTTGAAACTGCTGTTTAAGTTATGCAGACGCTTTAAGTCTGACGCTATCGCCCAAACTTACGCCACTAACTAACATCATGCTCAAAGGTCAAGTTCTCAAAGTCGTCGGTGAAACTGCAATGGGTGTTGATGCTAACATGACACGATTGGAGAAGTTTGAAGTTTTCTGTCGTGTGTGTGATGGATTACTTCAGGATGGCAGAATCAGTGCTGCTAAACATCAAGCATGGACCAACGTATTCTGATAACTATGAAAATCAATTTCTTTAATCTCTTTGTAGTTCATATCTACAAGTTCGAGAAAGAACAAGTATTAACTTGGGAAGCACTTCCTGGTAATGCATTAATCGGAAAAGCATATGCATCAATGGGAAAAGTATGAGAATCACACAGTATCTCTTGAGCGGCATCTTTGTCGTTGTTGGTCTCACTTGCTACCTGCTATTCCTTGCGGAGCGTGATACCAAGATGATGAACTACTACGATTCAACTATGGAACAGACAGCACAATGAACTACACTAAAGAACAACTAATCGATGCACTCTGTCGTGAGTGGGACTACCTTTGCCACGACGATCCTGATCCTGATGATGACACTCCCGAGGAATATCGTCTGAAAATGGAATGCTACACACTGGAGGAATTGATAGAAGAAACATCAACGGGCGAAGGTTACACACTTGACGAATTCATGGAGAACTGGAACTAATGGACAAGATTGATACACAGGGCATGAGTCTTCCTGGTGATGGTGATACTAACTCACAACGAGAGTATCCTCCAATGCCAGTAAAGATTCGCACTATCTTCACACCAGAGGAGAGAATAGAACTGAAACAGATAATTAATGAAGCACTCGACGAACGTAACGACGCCAGACGCTAAGCGCGAGACCCCTTGTGCCAATTGGCGAACTGTACCCAAAATTGGGATTTCCCGTTGGCAGGGGCATCAGATCTGCTACAATTGATTCAAGACAAACAAAGGAAACCATGACCACTGCCACCACCGCAAACGAGACCTACAACGGTTGGGCAAACTATGAGACCTGGAACGCTGCTCTGTGGAT